CAAAAATAGCACAAAATCCGGGCTAATCATTCCTGGTTCTTCAGAACTCAATGTTCCGATGACAGACAAGGTCATGCCAGTGAAGGCAGATTTGACCAGCAAAGAGCACACTGTTCCCTTTAGCAAAGATGATGACACAAAGGATACCAAAGTGGTTCTGGGCTCAAGAGTGACGGTGACACTGCCAAGATTGTCTGAAGACATCTTCCCGGAAGATTCTGTCTCTGAGGTGTCATCAATAATGAGAAAGCAGGATTCAGATCTTAAGCTTGATCTTTCTTATGATGAATTGAGAAACGCAAGACACAATCTGGTATCTTCGGCACTTCTTGGATCTTTCCGCAATACTGATGTAGAGATCAACAAGTTCTTCCCACAAGGTGCAGAAGATATGCAAGGACACCTTACTCCTGATTTTATTGCTGACTTTGAGGACTACTTTGCAGTGCTTGAAATTGGCACAAAAGACTCAGACAGATTTGCAGCAGATGGGTTCAAAAGCAAACTCAGAAAGTACGATGTCATATTAAAGCACCGATCCAACTTCATTAAAAAGCCAATTCTTTACTGCGTGGTAATTGTCTCACCAAACAAAGTGATAAACAACCTTGGACTGGGAGACAAGGAAGACGCTTTGAGAGAACTGAGACTGATGTATGAAATTGGGATCAACATAAGATCAGCTGCTCTAACTGCAGGATGGAAAGATCTTTCAGAAGATGTGTTCTCTGATGACAAGAATGAGTTATGGGCAGCTGTCAGGAGAGCAAGTTCTTGTGCAAAGTGTCCAGGTGCTTGTTATCACGTTTTGCCTGAGAATTCCAAAGATGCAAAATATCTTATCGGCCAAGATCTCGTAGCTGAGTGGGACAAGGCAAAGATCAAGAAACACACTGCTAAAACATTCAGTGACATGATATTTCGAAGAGGATTAGAGTCACTACGAGAAGAGTCCAAGGTGGATCCTCGTGATGACTATGAGAGATTCAAAAAGAAACACAATGATTATGTGATGGGAACGCACAACTCTTGGAGAACTGATGCCAAGCCAATTTGTCCTTTTCCAGTCCTAAGACCAATGTATGAAGACAGCACTAAAGAGAGAGGAGGAGAAGTCACCTTAGAGCACATGCCTACAAAAGAGGTCTTTGATTATCCTGGTTCAGTATGGTATCTAGCGTTTCAGGAGGTTTCTAACAATAGAGACAAATTTGAGTACAAAACAGCGGAACAGCTGGAAGAAATGGCCATGGATTTCGAAACTCCGAACGACTATGTTGACCACCGTTACATGCAAGAGAAAAAGAGAAAGACGTACACTGATCACAGAGTGAGTTTAGCCAAACTGACTCCAGAAGACAAAGAGAGAATGGGACTACGAGGAGTCATGGGATCAAGATTTGCAGATACTGAGGTGGGAAGAGCCAATAGAGCCAGACAACAGAGTCCTTTTAGACTTTCGACAGACACCAGGGACATAGAAGACTTTATTACACGAAAGAATGTGCAGTTTCTCTTTGAGCAGTCCTATAGGCATTCTTCAGACTACATAGAGAAAACGGAAGAACTTGCTGGGCTCGCATTTGAAGCTTCAAACAATGGACAGAAACCTGAAGAGAACTTGGCAAGAGAATTCGTCAAAATATTTGATAAAACTCACATAGGGAGATGTCTAGAATTGTGGGATATGATAGTTCAAGAGATCAATTTGTCTCTTGTGCAACGATGTATCAAGAGCAACTTCATTCTCAAGAAAGTTCCAAAAACTGATGTGTATCTCTTAATTAGAGCAGTTTCCAATGTCAAGAACGCAAGTGTGTCAATCTTCTATCCTAATTCCTCTTACAGACCACTACCGGGACCCTTTGGAAGAGTGTATGATTATGGAGATTGGTCTTGCACTGATTTCTTCACAATGAACAGACACAAGACCACTCATTATTTGAACATTTATGAGCTGATGGCATCAACTCTTGTGATGTATTGTGATCTCATGGGCGAGAAACCCCTTGAGGTTCTAAACAACAACTGGACGGAAGGGAAAATACATGTCTGTCAGCACACTCTTGCAACTCTGATGATCACGTTAGAAGGCGCAGCACAAACCAGTGCGGCACTTCAAAACATCAGATATTCTTACATGGATATCACAAAGTCAAATGGGATGCCGCCTCGCCCATTTAAGATATTGCCCAAGATGCCTGTCAATCCGAGATCTAGACTCTTAGTTTGGATCTTGTCTAAATATGTGGATTGCTTCATAGCGATGACTGCAGAGCCACCAAAGATAAAATCAGTGATGTCTGAAGAGGTTCAGAATGCTGTGAAGGCATCAGAAGATTTGTCTCCTGATGAGAAGCAAGAAATTTCTCAGAATCCAGAGAGATTTGTAAATGGCGATGCTTTCCATGGCTTGCTCTCATGGGTGACAGGAAAAGAAATTCCCAACTTTGCAACTGCTCTCTCACTTTCGTATCAGGGTGCCTATCATAATAGAGAAGAGTCAGATGAGATGCAAGGGTTCCTTCAGATTTATGAGAAGGTTGCCGTGGAAGAACTGAAACTGAGAAACATAGATCCCGATCTCACTGGCTGGAAGGATCACGACGAGCATCAATACGAGCCTCATGAATTCTCTATCAGCTTCATGACAATGCAAGGAAGATACCTCAAAAGATGGCTCGACAGAAAATACAATGGCGATTATACAGTGAGACTCAGAGAGAAACTAGAAAGATTCCATATAAATAGGGACATGGTTGATTTTGGCACATTCAAGGCCAGTGCTGTAATGCAAGAAAGCAATACTTACAACACTGGTCTGAAAGTGAACAAAAGGCAGAAGGTTTTAGAACGAGCTGTTCACTTCATGAGAGATGCACCACAAGATGAACGACTCCCGAATAGACCTTACTCAGAGATTGACTCACTGCTGACAAAACTCGAAAAAGAAGATGGAGTCAGGGTCAATTTGTTTAAGAAGCAACAGCTGACAGGACCAAGAGAGATCTTCGTTCTGACTTTTGAGTCTAGAATTGTGATCAGTTTCTTGGAATCAATATCTAGAATCATTTGTGAAGATCTACCTGTGGAAATGTTGTCGAAGGGAAGTCAAAAACTTACCAAGAGTGATGCACATTTCAAGGATGTTGACAGAGCTATGAGACGAGAAGATTCAAAGTCTGTGACTGCTTCAGATAGTGCTGATTGTGCCACATGGTGTCAGCAGTTCATGATGAGAGGCTTTGCAGCTTTCATGAAGAACTTTCTTCCAAAAGATCTCTTTGTCATAACTTGTAGAATATTGAACCTGGTCACCAAAAAGAAGCTTGAGCTTCCTTTTGCTCTTCTAAAGAAATTCAAGGACCATCCTGAGATATTGAGTTACAATCCAGGTACGATGGAGATCAAGAGACAGTTCCTTGGCGACTCTGAGTTTAACGATTTGATTGAATTCCCGGGTTGCATTTATCTTACTAATATGTCAAACATGATGCAAGGAATCCTGCATTTCACCTCAAGTTTGCTTCATGCTAGTCTTTGCATGTGGAGCCGAACAGCTCTGATGAAGAAGTATGAACACTTTGAAAGAAGCAAGATGTTTGACAAGGATCCCAGTCGTTTGGAAATAGATATGAAGTGTTCCTCTGACGATTCCTCTGCAATTAGAACAATCATATACAAGGGAAATTACAACATCAGAATGCATACCTTTCTGATTGCGTGCTCTTTCTTCATGCAGGAAATGTATAAGTTTGCAATGATTAGATTGTCCATTCCTAAAAGCACAATGGCTGCTTTCTCTCAAGTTGAGGAGTTTAACTCGGTCTGGTTCACACAAAACTCAATGTTGGTGCCTCTAGTGAAATTTGTCTACGCTAACACAAGGAACCTTGTCACAACAAAGATGGAAGATAGACAACTAGTCTTTTCTAACATGAGGAGACAGTGTGCAGAATCAGGTGGAAGTGGGTTTCTTAATGATGTTATGCAGAACGTTCAACTAATCACTCATTACAAGAATCTGGGTCTAACCTGTCATCCGCTGTACAGCAAGTGGAAAGATCTTCTTCTAAAGAAACCCCATCCTGCTTTTGGCTTCTTTCTTCTAGAACCTTCTCGATTGTCTGGAACCTTTGGATACTCTCTGCCTCATTACCTTCTTGTTAAGTACTCTAAAGCAGCAAGTGCAATTGAAAAGATTCTAATTGAGAGAGAGGGCACCGAAGTCAATGAGCTTGGAAGACAGACCATCACGTTCAGACTGAACACAGGAAAAAGGCTGAAATACAGAAACTTCCTGAAGAATCTGAGAGTTCCTCATGACTACAAGGATATCATTAAGAAGGATCCAGATGTTCTATATCGTAAGGCGTACAACGCAGATGAGGCTCTGCTGTTTTTGTATATCAAGTCACTCAATCCATCTTCAGCTGAAGCTTTCGACTTTAGAAGTGGGTCAAAACAACACACACCTGTTGCTCATGTTCATCATGCTATGACTGTGTCTGTTAAAACACAAAAGAAAGAGGAATCAGAGACAATCAAAACATCTCTATACGGCTACATCAAGAAATTTCAACTGGGAGAACCAATGTCCAGAAAGATGGTTGAGTCAATTCACACTGAGCATGAATTGTACGACTACCTGGATGAGTTACATGGGAGCTTGAAGCCAAGCTTCTTTATTGGAGCAGGGGTAGAAAGGCCTCACAAACTGATAACTTTCCTCTTCAGCAGGTCAACCTCAATGTGTTCTCTTAGACTGAGTGATGTTGCAAGATACGTGTGGTTCAAAAAGAAAATTAGAGGGGCACAACAAGAAAATATCAACTGCTGGGAGGTTTACTCGAACACATACAATTGGCTCAAACCTACTGTTGAGGAAACAGTAGAAGCTTCTCCCTTTAAAGATGAAATTGGACTCTCTGACTTCATAAAGAGCAATGATCC